GAAATGTCCACCTCACCTGTACCGTCTGGTGTTAGGGCGATGTTTCCGTTGGTGTCTGTTGAGGTGATTGCGTTACCATCAATGTTGATGTTGTCAACTTGTGCTTCGGTGATTGCTGAGTTGGTACCCAAGGTTGCACCGTCTACAGAGCCACCATTGATGTCGGCAGTGGTCGCAACAAGATCGGCTGTTGTCAGTTTCGTTGGTGTCAGATTGACGTAGACATCCGAGACAACCGCGCCTGCGCCTGCGCCATCAAACTTGAGGACAACGTCTGCGCCATTGGGGATTTCAAAATCATTGGATGCGTTGTAGGTGCCTTGGAAAATAATAATGTTTCGGGCGGCTGAAAGACTGTTCCGGATAAAGACAATCTTCTCTGCATCATTTGGTGTGAGTTGAACATAGGCTGTACCGCCAAGGTCCCCACCGTCTACAAACTCGATAAATTTGTTTCGGCCATCTGAAGAAGCGCCATTGGTGATGGGTAGATCGTTCGGGCTTCCAGAAGAACCAGCAACGGACAGCGTGACCTGCTCAACGCCGTTGACCGCCTGATCAATCAGATCAAGGTTGGTGTTGGTTGTGGTACCCCATGTTCCCGACTGTTCGCCGGTTGCAATCTTTTCAATACCAAGGTTGGTGGTATAGGTGCTAGGCATCGAACTATCCTCTAAGCAACTTCTTCATAATCCGGCACCTGACTTGGCGTGATTTCACTCCACGCCGGAGACTGTGACGGAGTCTCATTAGTGTATCCTGCATCTTGGTTTGGAACAATGCGGCCCCAAACCAAAACCCTTCCAACTTGTCCCGTGGCCTGCAATCCAGTAACAGGGACATTCGCGTCGGCAGTGGTGGTAACCGTACCGACTTGCCCGGTTCCTGCAACGCCCGTGACAAACACATTGGCGTCACCTGTCATGGTAACCGAGCCTACGGCACCGGTAGCTTCAAGTCCTGTGACCGGAGCATTGGCGTCTGCTTCAACGGTGACAGAGCCTACAGAGCCAACCGCTTCAAGTCCTGTGACCGGTACATTGGCATCTGCTTCAACAGTAACGGCACCAACTTGTCCCGTTCCGGCTACACCGGTTGGGAATACGTTGGCAGTACCTGTAACAACAACAGAGCCTACAGCTCCCGTCGCTTCTAGCCCCGTAACCGGAGCGTTCGCATCTGCTTCAACAGTGACAGAGCCTACAGCTCCCGTCGCTTGCAATCCTGTAGTCGGTACATTGGCATCGGCGGTGACGGTAACAGAACCGACTTGCCCAACAGCCGCGCCTACAGGAACACTGCCCTCGCCCCAAGCCAGCTCGCCAAAGCCGTCCCGGCCCCACCCGGTAAATGGGACGACGACATCAGTCATCAGGCGATCCGAATGATAGCGTTACTCGCGTCGGCTGTCGGGAAAACAATCGTAAAATCACCGGCAGTAGACGTTTTGTCTGCACCGAAATCCAATACAACCGCTACCGGGTTTGTTACAGAAATCGACGTGGTATTCGGAGTTGTGTTGTAAACCAACGCGCCACGGGCCGTGATTGTTGCAGTCGTAAAGGTGATGTCCGCAAAATCAACCAAAGCTGTCGTGCCAGAAGTTGTTGGATCAACCGGGGTCAACGTACCGCCACCTGCTGAATACGAACCAGAAGCACCCACTTCGTTGGTAGTATCGTAGGTGGTTACAGTCTCATCCATGTCGGTTCCTGAACCGCCAAAGTCTGTACCGTCCGCAGAGCTGGTGTACAGCGCAATCTTAAAAGTGTCACCGGTAGATGAATCAAAATCGTGGACGCCGAACAAGAGTTCTTTCTTGAACGATGTCGCCATGTAGTTGTTACCGTCAAAGGCCATGTCATAGTCTCCTAATTAAATCTGCAAGCTGGGGTTGGCCTGCGTCATTCAGTGCATTGTAAACTGTTGTCCGGTCGCTTTGTACTGCCTCTTTTAAAGCAGATTCAACGACTTTCACCAACCGTCCTCGAAATGCCCGAGCTTGTTGTTGGATCACCGGATCCGCAGTATCCGCAACATGAATAATCTTGTTGGCACACCGCTCTGCAATTTCTTGCGGCGTAAACCCGCGTCCGGACGTTGTGTGTACTTCGGCCTGCATCATTGCTTAGGTCTCACGATCTTTCCAACACGGAATTCTTCGGTGACTTCTTTTGATTCGCCCAACAGCTTCATCGTGGCGACGGCTTCACCAAACCGCTGTGTGTAGTTGGCAATTAAATCCTGCTCGCCTTTCATGAAGGTATAGGCTTCAATTAACGAACCGTACAGCATGGCTAACGTTGCATTTTCAGACAACCACGTTGTGCTGTCTTCAGCGCCTGCGGTCAGGCTTGCCGGACGGTAATAGTAATGAAGCTCAACCGCATAGTTGCTGTCAGGAGTCGGGCCGATAATAAAGTTGCTGATGTCAAAAACGGCGTAGTACCGAGGCGAGCCCGTGGTTGTCGAATCGGGGTTAAACTCTTGTACAAAGTTAACGTCTTTGAATAACAAGAAGTTTTTATCGCCATTGCCGTCGGTAAAAGACAAAGAAAACGGGGCCAAAAAATCGCTTGGCGACGCTAAGTATTGGTTAGACGCTGAAAAATTACCTGAAACGTTCTTGCGGAAAAGATCCAGTTGAACGCTTTTAAGGATGCGTTCTTCCGCGGCTCGTATAAAAATAGGCAGGTTGGTGACGAACGTTGTTTCATCGTTCTCAGTGTAATCTTGAATCGCTTGCTTCAGTTGCGCGTATGTAAAGCTCATGATGTTGTCACCTGTACGCCACCGACTTGGCCAAACCCAGACGGTGTTCTCAAATTAGGGTTTTCCACGGTCGGTACTCCAACATACACGGAATACGGCTCCACCCGATCTGGCCGAGCATCCTTCAACGCTTGAGCATCAACAACCTTTCGGAAGGGCCCTAGCTGTGGATGCTTTGGCTCATACTCATCCTTTCCAACAAGCAGACCGTTCCATTCTTTCCGCATGTCTTTGTACTTATACCGTACTCCAGAGCGGTCCGAAGTCGCATAAGCAAACTTGCCCTGCACAAACTTAGACACTAGCTTGTCCTAAAGTATTCATACTGCGGAACAACGTTGAAGGACGCCCGATCACGGTCTTCTGTCATCGCCCGCTCAAACTCTTCTTCGTAAACGGCTTTCAAAAGCTGTGTGCGGTTTGGGGCCCGCTTCAACGAAATATAATACGCAAGACCTGCGGCTAAACACGGGTAAAACCGAAACGGCACTTCTAGCGTGTTTGTTTGCGTGTCAGCATCCTGAATTCGAGTCAACGCGTTGTAAGTGACAATGTCCGTGCTATTGTCCGGCGTCGGCCAAATTTTTAAGTTTGGCGTAATTTGACGATCCAAGAAAAACTGCGTAGGTCTACCTTGCGTCGTCTTATTCGGGATGTTTAAAAACTCATCACGACTAACACGGTCCAAGGCAAAGTCTGTATCGTTTCGCTGAACAACGAGAGACAGGATGTCAATGACATCTGCATCCAAAGCAATATCCGCATCGCCTTGAGTCGTCGTAAACGTGCGTTGTTGAATAGTCCACTGATTTAAACCTCGATTTGCCCATTCGGCCAGCATGAGGTTGAGCGAACGCTTTGCAGTTTTGAGGTCGTATCCAGTACGAACCTCAAGACCACACCGCTCAAACGCTTCCTCAATATAGTCGGCTACATCGAGTTCAAAATCAGTAGACCCAGAAATTGTCATTAGTCTTTAACCAGTTTATAGCCTTTTTCTTTAGCCATCTTACGAAGATCAGCTACAGACATGCCTGCCGCGCCACCTTTTTTCATTGGTTTTTCAACCATGCCGCCGCCGCGCATTTTTTTAACCGGTCCGCCGCGCATCATCTTCTTTGGTTTCATCGCCATGAGTATTCTCCATCAATCGTTGATATAAATCTCGTCTCTGAATAAACAGATGCTCTGCATCGTACTCGTCCAGATACCTATCATAATACCCCTTTGCTTTCAATTTGTCCGCCGCGGCCTGAACCTTTGTCAAGCGCTGAACAAAAATCATTGCGTATTCTACATCGACCAAGGGGGCAAATTCTTGGCCGTCGATTAAGTCGTTGGGTTCATCATGTGGATGAAAGCCCATTAACCAAATGTCTTTATCAATAAACAGGCCGTCTGAGATGGCCTCGTTCAGTTGATACAAATAATCCTGAAACTCTTCCGGGTCTTCTTCAAAAGCCAAATCCACAATAATGTGCAGATCAAACTCGTCTTCAAATTGTGAAATTGCGCTATACAAATCCTGCATGTGACCATCGTATTTAAACGAAATAGTCACCTTATTATCTGCCCATGCGCGCTTTGCATACGGGCAAGGCGGCATTCCTGCAAAATACTCAGAGGGCTTCTCTAACGCATGAGCTGACCATTCCTTTATCTCTTGTATGATCTGCTCTTCCAACGCCATTAGCTGTACCCTGTTTTTTTCCGACGCTCGTTCATCACTGCGCCACAGCCTTTGTGGTTACGTCGAACAACTCCGCCCGCTTCCATTTTGACTTCAGCTTTCTTTGTGTTCTTTACAACTTGCTTGCCTTTAGCGCCTTCTTTTTTCTTTTTCTTCGCGGTAGCGGCACGTTCCGATTTGCTTAAACTGCGGGCTTTGGAGGCAGGCAAACAACGGTCGGGGTTCTTTTTGTCTTTTGATGTACCGCACTCTCCAACGATGTTGCCAGAGCTATCGATCCGTACCCACTTTTGATCCCGCCACTCTTTTAGCTGTCCCATTACTTTTTCTTCTTAGACTTCTTGGCGTAATTAGGATCTTTGCAATACTTAGATGCGGCCATATTCGCGTAAGCACTCGGGTAGGTGTCAAAAGTGCGCTTTGCCCAAGCCTTGCCTGCGGGGCATATCTTGCCGCCAGATTTGACTTCGCCGCCTTTAGCCATTTTGCGAACCGGGCTACACGCTTTTTTGCTATGCCCCCCAGCGCCAAGGTTTACACGACTCATTGCATCAACCTTTCTACCAAAAGCATTCCAAACGGAGCGGCTATGACTAAAACGCCAATAAACCACATGCGCTGATCGAGTTTTTCTAACGTAACGGCCTGCGATTCAAGCTTTTCGTTAATTGCTTTATATCGAAGATTGCACTCGCTCTCATGCTTTTGTAAAAGAAAAAGAACGTCCTTAGTCTTTAACTCTTCGTCTTCCATGTTAACAGTTACTTCTGTCACCATTTCTTACAACTCCAGTACCTTGCACTAAACTTGTCTTTAGCCGTGTCGCACTTGTGACGAGCCCTAAAGCTTTTGCGGCGATCTGGCTGATCTTTTTTGATACTCATGTTTGGATCGCCAAAACGGACGAGTTTGACCTCGTCCCCTTTCTTGGCAAGCACCGCAAACTTTTTGTTTCCGCCGCTAGTCCGCTTAGGTTTGTTGTACCCGGAAAACGTTTCACCTCGATAGCTTACGCGACCAGACGGTGTTCTTTTAACGTTCTTCGTGGTAGCCATTACTCGTAAAACACGTCCGCTTCTAACAGATTCGTCATTAAAAAATAAGTTCCTAATTTAGTGGAGAAGCCGCTGTTTGGAATGTTGAAAGTGTTGGCAAAGCTATCGCCTGCGGCAACAGATTTACACATCAACCATCTTTTTGGAGTTGGCTGATTGGATCCGCTATTTGCAACATAATGACAAGCTGGATCGCCTGTGATTGTGTCTGAATTTAGCATCGTAATGGTGAACGCATTTGCACCAGTGACGGTAATTGAATAGTTACCGGAAGTGCCTGTACCGCCCGTTCCTGTATCAAAACAGATGCCTATAACATCTCCGGTGGATAATCCGTGATCTGTATCAGTTACGGTTAGTGTTGTACCTGATTGACCATAGGTCCCAGAAACAGGAGCGGTATCTGTATCGTAAACAGTTAGCTTACCTGCGCTAGCCGTGCCCACAATCGAAAACTCTTTTAGTCGATGGACGCCGAGAACGGCAAAGCCGGTCTCTTTTCGACTAACTTGGAATATTTGTGCCAAGTTGTCCATGAACTATCTCCTAGGCACCTTGCCCAACAATGGTGATCATGAGTTTGCCCGTTGAATACGTTCCGTCATCTGTGTCCTGTGCGACAAGATACAAATACTGGTCTGCCGCAACTGTTTGACCATATACGACCGAACCTTCAGCTAAATCACCCGAGTCAATAATTTGAGTTTCTGTCAAGCCTGTAATAGCGTTATCAAAAGCACCGGTGCCTTCTGTAGCAGAATACAAATCAATGTTTGGCTCGCCGGTTGCTGGAACCTCAAGGCATTCCATGCGAACGGAAACAATAGTTCCTTGGTCTGCCGCTGTAACGCGAGCAATGTAGGCTGGGTCAGTGTTTGCGTCTTCTCCGATAATATCCCCGGCTGT